TTAGAAAGTATTAAGTCAAAAGAAAATGATGAGATTAAAGGAGTTAAAAATATAGTTCCAATAAAAAAATTGGTAACAGTTGCCAATAAAACAATTAACAATTATATTGAGTCATTATCTGAGTCCGAAAAAAAAGAATTAAAATCTATAATTAAAGAGGATGATAAAAGACTTGAAATAAAATTCGAAGCAATAAAAGAAACGACACTTAAGAGATTGGAAAATATGAAAATTCAAGAATCGGATAGAGGCGTTTTGACAACAATTGATGAAACAATAAATAAAATAACATCAGAAAAATTCAACAGGGTTAATTACGTTAAGCTCAAATCCCTGAATGAAAATATTTAATTTTTTCCGTACTTTTTCTGAAGATATTTAGCTTTATTTAAAATCTGTCTATTAACGACAGATTTTTTTTTGAACTCTTTTCGATTATTAAGTAAACTATTTTGTCTAGTTTTAATAACTTTACTTTTTAAATCTTTGAGGGCTTTTTCGATATCACCTCGTTTTATTTCTACTATAAGCATATAAGGATTTATTTTTTACTATATTGATACATATCACAAAAATATGTAAACTTACTCAAAATAAACATCTTTTGTATGAAAAATAAATATGAAAAAAGGAAAAACAGCAAAAATTGTCGGATTCAGGACTTCAAAAATAGTTTATGGAACTGTTGACAGTAAAGAATTCAAATCACTATACCTGAATTTACAAACTTGGGTAGAACCAAAAAAAGAGGTAGAAAATTGGTCAAGAGTAGTTCTAAATATGAATAGACATATAAAACATTCAATTTTTAACAACATTGATAAGAATTTATTTGACGATAAGTTTATTGTTGATTTAGATTTAAGAACAAGTGGTTTACAACTCAAAAAAAAATCTTTTCTCAATTTAGAAATAAATCTTTTTTTAGATAAAGAAATTGACTTCAAGTCCATCATTTTAAAGAACTCTCTTAAATCTTTAATTAAAAACATTTACTTTGATGTTCTTAACAGAAACGAATATTTTAATTTTTATCTTACCAAAAATGGAAATTCAAAACCCATTAAAGTAAAAACCGAAAAAGTTTAGTATTTATAATAAAACTTTTGACATGAGAATATTAGGACCTAATGAGATTGGTAAGGGAATTTTAATTGAGTACGATGCTGGATTTATCGACCCAAAAACAAAAAACAACTCTTACATAATGGAATCTCAAAATTTTTTAGATCACTCTAAACCTTTTGAGTTTTACGCAGTTTTACAAAAATATAATACTCCAAATAGAAATGGTAGAATATATCCTGAAAAAATATTAAAACGTGAAGCGGAAAATTATAAAAAAATGATTGAGAAGGGAACTTCTCTTTCTGAACTTAATCACCCTGAATCTTCTCTTATTGATTTAGATAGGGTTTCACATATTATAACTGAAGTTTGGTGGGATGGACCTGTATTGTTGGGTAAGTTAAAACTATTAACAAGTCCTGGTTTTCATGAGAGAGGGATATGTTCTACAAAAGGTGATTTAGCTGCAAACTATTTAAGACAAGGAGTAACTCTTGGAATTTCTTCTCGTGGTGTTGGTTCACTTAAAAAAGTTGGAGAACAAAACGAAGTACAAGATGATTTTGAATTGATTTGTTTTGACTTAGTTTCTTCCCCATCAACACCAGGTGCTTACCTATTCTTGAACAAGGACGATAGATTCAAGTATGAGGAAAATTTGGACGAAGAAAGAAAAATGTCTGTTGATAGAAATGTTGGTTCTACGGGAAACAAATCACTTGACTTAATGAGACGTTTATCCGATTATTTGGATAAATAAAAAATTATGGAACAAGGAGAAAAATATTTTGTGGCAAAAATTACTTCTGATTTGTTAGATACAGAATCAGGGAAAGTAAAAAAAATGAAAGAAGAAAAATTAGTTTTGGGATATAGCCCAACAGATGTAGAAGCAAAGGTTACTAAGGTTTATGAAAATTACACGATGGATTGGAGAATCACTTCAATTACGGAAAGTAAAATCGATGAAGTAATAGAATAAACAAAAAAAAACAAAAATTGTAAGGGTGGACTATTGTTCACCCTTTTTTATTTACATTAAAAATTAAACTTTTTTGTTTGTCATTATATTTATATTGAAAACAAATTAATTAATGAGCAAAAATAATGTTTTGGAAGAGGCGGTAATACAAATGAAAAATTTGGAAGACGCTCTTAAAGAAAATGCAAAAGGAATACTTGCTTCAACAATGAAACAAGAAATCAATTCATTAGTAAAAGAATCTCTAAAAGAACAAGATGAGGTTGAAGACGAAGAAGAAGAGGTTGTAGAACCTGAAGGCGAAGTAGAAGACGTTGAAGATGAAGAAACTTTTGACGTAGAAGAACCAATGGATGACGAAATGGATTCTATGGATGATGACGAAGCCGACGTTGAGGTTGATGATGAAATGGCTATGGATGATGAAATGGCTATGGATGATGAAACTGGAGACGAAGAAACAGTAGATTTAAGAGGTGCTAGTGACGAAGAGGTTGCATTAGTTTTCTCAAAAATGGATGCTAATGATAAAGTATCTATTGAAAAAATGGGAGACTTTTATAATCTGAAAGACTCTGAAAATAATACAGAGTACCTCATAAAAATAAATGAACAACAAGAACAAATGAATCCAGATACAATTTATGAGTTAGAAGTAGAAGACGATGAAATGATGAGTTTCGTTGATGAAGGATTCGGAGACGAAGAAGGCATGGGTGACTATGAAGGCATGGGTGACTATGAAGGCATGGGTGACTATGAAGGCATGGGTGACTATGAAGGCATGGGTGACTATGAAGGCATGGGTGACTATGAAGGCATGGGTGACTATGAAGGATTCGGTGATGAAGAAGACATGGAAGATGAAGTTATCTATGAATTAGAAACTGAAATGGGAGATGCTGGATTAGGAGAAGGAGATTATATTATGGAATTCGGTGACGACTCAGAAATGGGAGACGTTGGGTTAGGTGAAGGAGATTATATGATGGAATTTGAAAACGAACTTAATGAACTTGACGATATGTACATGGAAGGTGATATGGCATACGAAGGAAGAAGTTGGGACGACATTGATGATCAAACAGATGAAATATTTGGAGAATCTAAAGGGTTCAAATACAATTCGAAACCTAATCAAGGAGGATTCAACACCAAAATGAAAGAAGGTCAAAAACGTCACGGAAAATCAGGTAAAGCTAATTTTAATTATGACAATGAAGACCCTAATTCTGAAATCGTTATGAAGATTGTAAATTCAATCAAAGGTAAAGGAAAGGCTAAAAAATCCGAAACTAAAGAAGCATCAAGAACACTTGGTGCTGGAAGAGCATTCGGAAGAAAAGGTTTGAATAAACATAAAGCAGCACCAAGACATCTTAAAGAAGAGGTTGAAGTTTTAAGAGAAAAAAATGAAGAGTATAGAAAAGCTCTTGATTTATTCAGAACAAAACTTAACGAGGTTGCAGTTTTCAATTCTAATTTAGCTTATTCAACAAGATTGTTTACAGAACATTCTACAACTAAACAAGAAAAAATAAACATTCTAAGAAGATTTGATAATGTAGAATCTTTGAAGGAATCAAAAAATCTTTACAGAATCATTAAAAATGAGTTGGCAAATAATACATTGTCTGAAAACACAATAAATGAATCAATTAATAGAAATGTAATGAGATCACCAATGAACGGATCTTCCACAAATCTAATTGAATCAAAAACGTATGAAAACCCTCAGTTTGTGAGAATGAAAGACTTAATGAACAAGTTAAACTAAACTTTTCAATAAAACCGTATATTTATATTATACATAAAATAAAAAAAGAAAAAAAAATAAAAAAATGGGAGCATTATTAGAATCAGGTCTTGTTGGTAACATCGGTCTTAAGCACCTTAAGGTTATCAAAGAAGATACAATTAACAAATGGGACAGATTAGGGTTCCTTGATGGACTTAAAGGTCATCTAAAAGAAAACGTCGCTCAGTTGTATGAAAACCAAGCGTCTTTCCTAATCAACGAAGCTACATCTGAGACTTCTAACGGAGCGTTTGAAACAGTTGTTTTTCCTATCGTTAGACGTGTATTCTCTAAATTATTAGCAAATGATATCGTATCAGTACAAGCAATGAACTTACCTATTGGTAAATTGTTCTACTTTGTACCACGTATTCAAGGATATTCTACTGATGTTGCAACAGGAGAAGGAGTTCACTATCCACCAATCGGATCACCTACAGCACTTGCAAACGATACAAATTCAGTAGGTCAAGGTTATCCTGGTGACCCAATATTGGCACCTGGAAAAAATAATTACCCTTACGCCAAAAATCTTTATGATTTATTTTATGAAGGTTCTGAAGCAGGTTTAGATCCTCCAGGATTGTTCGACTATTCAAAAGGTCAATGGACAGCAGTTACTAAACCTACAGTAGTTCAAGCATGGAACGGTTCTAATTTAGAAGATGCGAACCCTGCAGACTTAAACGGAAAAGAAGTAAGAAAACTTATCATCAAACTTTGTGGTTTTGCTTATAATGGAGTTGGTAAACTTATAGGTCCTGATGGAAACGAAGTTGACACTGAAACTTTCCTTTCTGATTTAAGAATTGTTGCTAACTTGGATGTATTTTCCGCATCAACAAACTGTATCAAATCAGCGGCAACTATTAACTATGGACAAGATTGTGCAGCTGTAACAGTATCAGCACCACTATTGTTTAGAGTTGTTACTCAAATTTATGGTAAAGGAATTGTACAACCTACATCTTCTACAGAATACACACAATTCCCTTCAACAGGAAATGGTGGAGCATTTAACCAAATATGTGACCAAACTGGTTGTATTTATTTGGAAGTTGATTTATCATGTCCAGCTTGTCAAGACTGTGGTGCAGAAACACTTGATGGATATACAGGTACAACAATAACTGATATATCAAATAATTCTTCTGAACCTACACTTGTTTGTGATAATTCTTTTATAGCGACATATAAAAGATACAAAAATCTTGAGTTCGAAGAAGAAATCGGAGAAGTTTCTTTTGACCTTGAGTCAGTTACTGTATCTGTTACAGAAAGAAAACTAAGAGCACAATGGTCTCCAGAACTTGCTCAAGACGTTGCGGCATTCCACAACATCGATGCTGAAGCTGAATTGACAGCATTGTTGTCAGAACAAGTAGCGGCAGAAATCGATCGTGAAATCCTACGTGACTTGAGAAAAGGAGCAGCTTGGAACTTACGTTGGGACTACAACGGATGGAGAAGACTTCAAATCACTACATCTTACACTCAGAAAGATTGGAATCAAACTTTGATTACAGCAATCAACCAATTGTCAGCACAAATC